AGACAATAAAGAAAGGTAGCACTCAATGGAAAATGATGACTTAGAAAGAATTTATTGGTTTTGTGTTTCTGATTGTGTTGACCTATTAGCGCATGGCTCTACTGACATTGAGACCTTGTTAAACGATGTTTATGAGGCTCTGAAGCGCACTAAGCCAGAATCTGGCAATTGTGTTGCCCTCTTGGCAATATTGGATCAATTGGCTCAGGAAAGGATTAGGATCAATGCAAATACAGTCTAAAAACAGGTTTGTAAGGCATACTGAATGCCCTGATTGTGGCTCTTCAGACGGCAGGGCAGTCTATTCAGATGACAGCACTTATTGTTTTGTGTGCCACAAAGCCTCTAAAACGCTCTCAGAGGGCTTCTCTGACCAAGGAAGGGGTAAGGTACTACCTATGACACAGAAACCCGTTGTAGAGCCTCTAAAGGGCATTAGCGATCAATTCCTCAGCATACCTGAGCGAGTTATCACAAAAGCCACTTGTGAGGCTTATGGTGTTAGACAAACAGGGACAGAACATTATTATCCCTACTGTGATGACAGAGGCACTGAGGTGGCTTTCAAGATCAGATCCGTGGCAGACAAGCAATTCAGGTCTCAGGGCAATATTAAAGAGGCTACCTTGTTTGGTCAGAATCGTTACCCTGCCGGTGGTAAATATCTGACTATCTGTGAGGGCGAGTTAGATGCTCTAGCTGCTTTTCAGATGACGGGGTCGCTGTACCCTGTGGTGTCAATCAAGAATGGGGCACAATCGGCTGTGAAGGACTGCCAAGCACAGTTTGAGTACATCGACAGCTTCGAGACCGTTGTGCTCGCCTTTGATGCCGATGAACCAGGGCAGGAAGCAGCCCTAGCCGTTGCTGATCTGTTCGGTTCCAAGGTCAAGATTATGAAGATGACCAAGCCCTACAAGGATGCCTGCGACTATCTCAAGGACAACAAATCTGCTGACTTTGTGAAGGCATGGTGGGCAGCAGAGACCTATGTTCCTGATGGCATCGTTGCTGGCTCTGAGTTGTTCGAGTTAGTGATGCAGCCCTTGCCAAAGGCTCAGGCGCACTATCCCTATGCTGGCCTAAACGACATGACAGGCGGTATCAGACAGCAAGAGATGGTTGTTGTCACTGCTGGCTCAGGTCTTGGTAAGTCGCAGTTTATTCGTGAGGTCATTTGGCAATTGCTCTGTGAGACAAAAGATAACATCGGGATTATGTTTCTTGAAGAGTCGGTCAAGCGGACAGCCTTGTCTCTGATGTCATTAGCGATCAATAAGCCATTGCACTTGGCAGAGACTGAGGCCACTGAGGCATCTAAGAAGGAAGCCTTTGATAAGACCTTAGGCTCTAACAGGCTGTTCTTTTATGACTGCTTTGGCTCTACCGCAATCGATAACATCATCAATCGAGTTAGGTACTTCACCAAGGGGCTAGACTGCAAGTACATCCTTCTAGACCATGTCTCTATCGTGGTGTCTGCTCAGGATCATGGTGACGAGCGCAAAGCCATTGATGAGATTATGACCAAGCTGCGGATGATTGTGCAGGAAACAGGCGTTGCGTTGTTTGTTGTGTCCCACCTACGCAGGCCAGAGGGTAAAGGCCACGAAGAGGGCGCAGCTACTAGCCTGTCCCAATTAAGGGGTTCAGCAAGTATTGGACAATTGGCTGATATGGTGTTAGGATTAGAAAGGTCAGCACAGCATGAAGACCCTATTGAGCGCAATACCACAAGGGTCAGGGTTATTAAGAACCGATACAGCGGAGAGACTGGCAGCCTGTGCAGTTCTGTATGACAAGCACACAGGCCGCATGAATGAGATCAACGAGGAGGCACTATGACTGACCTACGCAAAGCAGCAGAGATGGCGCTGGGGGCTTTGGAGAGGTATGCATTTACAGAAGGTATAGCAATCCAAGCACTACGCCAAGCACTAGCGCAGCCGGAAACAGAGCCTGTGTATGCGTTCAGACGAAAAGGGTTGGATGAATTCTGCACCTGTGACAAACGGCGATATGACGAACTTGCAGGAAAACCAGACCTATTTGAAGTCACAGTTTTCTACACCGCACCTGTCGATGCCGTAAACATGAGCCAAGAACGTGTCGATGAAACGGTAAAACGTGAACATGAGCCATACGGTTATCTTTGGTTTGCTCATCAAATGGAAAGACGATTTACCCATTACAGACCAAAAGAAGAACAAAGAATTGGAGAAGTCAAAGCGTGAATGGGTTGGGCTGACGGGTCTAGAACAAAAAGAACTTATGGCAATGAACTCTCGTTATGCGGTATTTGAAACTGAAGCCAAACTAAAGGAGAAGAACACATGACATCTGCACTACTGATAGGCTGCTTTGCTTTTATATCATCAATACTGAAAGGTTTAAAATGACTGAATACTCTTATGACTACTGGAACGATGCTGACTACGACACTATGGACTACTCAGCCGTAGAGCAGCTAGAAGAGCGCATCAAAGACCTTGAAGAGGTCAATGAGGAACTGACAGCACAGATCAAGGTTGCTGTTAAACTGGTTAGCAAGTTTAATCATCCTGAAGAATATGGGCACTTGCTCGACTCTGATGCAAAGCGTGACGTAATGGGATTTCTTAAAATCTATGGAGACTATCTAAAATGAAGTTAGAACTGGAGGTGGACACCTATGTTGGAATGGGCGATAGTGGTAATGTTGAGTGTCTTATTTTTGCTGATGACGGCAGCGTTCCTGCTATGAGCATCGATAAGAAGCTGGAAGACTTGGTGCTAGAGTTTATCGAGTTAAGGCAGTCCAACGGCAAATACTCTGCTGCTCACAATCCTGAAAGGAAGGAACTGATGAATGCACTTGAAGACTGCCTAGCACTCTTGAAGCAAGCATGAGTAGCTGGCTTATCATCGTAACTGGTCTCATATATGCTTACATTGCTGTGGAGCAAGGTATCAAAGGCAACACGGCTATGTTGGTCATATATGGGGGTTATGCTTTCTCTAACGTAGGTCTTTATTGGATGGCAACGAAATGAATCTAATACCGTTTCTGTGGATCATGTTCTTTACAATCATCTTTGCATTTTGGAGGTCATATGGTGAAGGTTAGTGGTGTCCCTTATGAGGTTGATCTGCCTCATGGTTTAGACGAGGCTGGCCTCATTGCTGAGTTAGAGCGTGAGAATGCTATGATGAGGGCCAGGATGCAGAGGCTTGAAGATGAGAACCGCACACTAGATGCCTTGGTCTTTAAGTTAAACACAGAACTGATAAACCTGAAGAACAGCATCAAATGAGTCTAGCGAAAAAGTTTGATCCTGAGTTATTCAAACAAAACGACTTCAGGGCCAGAGATGCAGCCAAGGACTTTTTATTGTCTCAGGGTCAGAAAGCAGTTGATAACACAGACAAATATGGTCCAGACCTTGTCTTAGAAGACGGCTCTTTTGTAGAGGTAGAAGTAAAACATACTTGGAAAGATAGGTTTGCTTTTGATTCTTTGCAGGTACCGTTTAGGAAAGAGAAGTTTGCAAAGTTAGGCTGTCTGTTCCTGGTTTTCAACGATGACTGCTCTAAGGTTTTTATTGTCAGAGGAGAAGATATTTTGACATCGCCGGTGAAGGAGATTTATAATAAGTATGTGTCTGCTGGAGAGTTGTTTTATCAGGTGCCGTTGTCGGCTGTAAAGGAACACGATGTCGCCTTGTAAGACCATTTGCAAATTGGACAAAACAGGTGTATATTGTGTTGCCTGCTTTAGGTTAATGTCAGAGATTGAGGAGTGGCCTGCTATGGATGATACACAGAAGGCCTTTGTGGTGGCAGCTTCAGAGTTAAGGAGAGTAGCAAATGAAGCCGATAAGCGTTTCAAGCATAATAAATAAGAATGGTGTACTTACTTTGTATGTACTAACAGATGACGGCAAATTACTGAAGAAGAGCGAAGATGACCGAGATTGGCAACAAATCGATAGTTTTTCTGGACATAGAGACCAACTCCCAGTTGAGCCAAATCCACCTGTGCGTGACAAAGGAACTAAAAAGCGGAGAGGTTAAATGTCATCACAAGGCCGACACTTTATTAAAAATGTTAGAGGAACAACCACATCTAGTAGCGCACAACGGAATCAGCTTCGACTTCCCAATCTTGAACAGGCTTTGGAATACGAAGATCACTCCGTCGATGTGCATAGACACCCTAGTCATGTCAAGGCTGATGAGTCCAAACCGAGAAAACGGACACAGCCTCGAAAGCTGGGGAAACAGGCTAGGCAAGAAGAAGATAGATTACAAGAGAGTCTGGCACAGGATCAACAAACTCCCTTTTGACAAGAAGAGCACTCTACCGTTTGACCAGCCACACCCCAAACTGTTAGAGCGTTATTGCAGGCGTGATGTAGAAGTATTGGAGTTAACTTACTTTGAACTTTTAAAGGAGCAACAACATTATGGTTTCTCGGAAAAGAGTATCGAACTCGAACACAAAGTCGCAGCCATCATCTACAAGCAAGAGCGAAACGGTTTTAAATTCGATTTGCCAACGGCTATGGTATTTCTGGCAGGACTTAAAGATAAAATGGGCGCAATTGAGGCATCCCTACAGTTCATCTTTCCTCCAATCACAACCGAGCGTTATTCAGAGAAAACTGGAAAAAAACTCAAGGACGATATCGAAGTCTTCAACCCCGGCTCGAGGCAGCAAATCGCCAAGCGTCTCCAAGAAAAAGGTTGGAAGCCGCAGCACTTCACGGACAACGGCCAAGCCAAAGTAGATGAAACAGTACTTGCAGGAGTTAATATTCCAGAAGCGCAAGCTATCGCCGAATACTTACTGCTTCAGAAACGGGTGGCTATGGTTGAGTCGTGGATTGAGAATACGACTGACCAGCAACGGATTCACGGTAAGGTCATCACAAACGGAGCAGTCACGGGAAGAATGACGCACCAAAACCCTAACATGGCCCAGGTGCCCTCCGTTGGCTCTCCGTATGGGATAGAGTGCCGCAGTCTCTTTACCGTGCCAAAGGGCTATAAACTCGTTGGTGCTGATGCCAGTGGCTTAGAGTTGCGTATGTTGGCTCACTATATGAAGGATCAGGATTATGTTAAGACGGTCACAGAAGGCACGCAGGATTTGGGAACTGATGTACATACCAAGAACCAGCAAGCTGCGGGGTTATCTACAAGGGCGCAAGCCAAAACGTTTATCTATGCATTCCTCTATGGCGCAGGGGCTGCCAAAATCGGGTCGGTTGTTGGTGGTTCGGCGAAGGAAGGGCAAAGGCTCATCGATTCTTTTCTTAGGAACACGCCAGCTTTGCAGACTCTTCGCAGCACGGTTAACGAACTCGCCGTTAAAGGGCACCTTCCAGGTCTTGATGGACGCAGGTTATTCGTTCGCTCCGAACACGCAGCCCTCAACACCCTTTTACAAGGTGCTGGTGCGATAGTGATGAAGCAGGCTTTGGTGTTCTTAGATGAGAGCATCCGCAGGAACAAACTAGATGCAAAGTTTGTGGTCAATGTGCATGACGAGTTCCAGTTAGAGGTCAAGGAAGAACACGCACAAAGAGTAGGGTTTTTAGCAGTAGAGAGCATCAGGAAAGCGGGTAGAATCCTTAACCTACGCTGTCCC